TCCCGCCCGGTGCTGACCCGCTCGGTGATGCTATGGGCGCATGAGCCCTGCATGTTCGGCTGGGTTCGCGGCAAGAAGCCTCGCATCAATCGCGAGGGTTTTGAAAGCTGGCCGACGACGGTGTGGAATATTCCGTCGTCCGAGATTGAAACCCGCGAGCACCCGACATCAAAACCGGTGCGCGTGTTCACGCTGCCAATGCTGTTGCACACAAGAACCGGTGATATCTGTTACGAGCCGTTTTCAGGCTCCGGATCGCAGCTGATCGCTGGTGAGAAGACCGGCCGCAAGGTTTATGGCCTCGAACTGTCAGAAGCCTTCTGCGATGTCGTCGTCAAACGCTGGCAGGAATATACCGGCAAGCCGGCGACGCTGGATGGTGATGGCCGCAGCTTTGACGCGATCACGGCAGAGCGTGTGCCGGAACAGGCTGATGCGGCATGAAGCAATCGCGCACCATGTCGCTGGTAGAAGCCTTCGCCAATGTCGCAGTTGGTTATGGCATCGCGGTCATCACCCAGATTGTGGTGTTCCCACTGTTCGGACTGACGACCACACTCGCCGAGAACATGGCGATGGGCGCCATCTTCACCGTCGTCAGCATCGCCCGTAGCTACTGTCTGCGCAGGGCGTTTGAAAGCTTGTGGCTGAGCAGAAAACCCAGCGCATGAAGCTTCGGTGTCGAGCTTTTCTGGTCAAGCTTTCCTGGCGCTTGGGAAAAACAATGCGGCAGATTTGCCCCTGAGATCCTCGGCTTCTTTGGCCAGACGAGCGCTGCGTAACCGCAGTGTCTTTTCCTGGCGAGCCTGAGCGATCGGGTCGCATTTTTGGTCGGCGGGCTTCCGGAGAAGAAAGGGTGTTTGAATTTTAGCGAAAGCTATCTCAGCTGTTTGGCGAGATATGCTGTGTGTTGGTGTCATTGTTGGTGTTGTCTTCCAGAGGCCAGCTTCGGTGAGCAGCCATAAAAAAAGGCCAGGCAAATTGCCTGACCTTGATTGGTATTATGCTTTCGCAGTGCCAGTACATCCGTGGTCAAGGGAAAGCGGATACCGTTTTAGGCAGCTTGCAGGTTGCAAGCCGACATTTTGCCCGACTTCATGTCGCGCTCCATGTCATAGGCAATCTTCTGGCCTTCGACGATTTCGCGCATTCCGGCGCGCTCGACGGCAGAGATGTGAACGAAGGCGTCAGCGCCGCCGTTGTCAGGCTGAATGAAGCCGAAGCCTTTTGTGGAATTGAACCATTTAACTGTGCCAGTGGTCATAACGAACCCTTTCATAGCAACATAGAGGACCGCAGCGCCGAGGCGTTACGGATGATGATAGCGATGTTTTAAAGGGAGGGTTCGTTCAAGGCGCGGTGCCAATCGCGCAATAAAAAAGCTCAGCAAGAAAATATCGATGGCCTTCAATAGGGGCGATTGGACTTGGTGTCAACTTTTACTTTTGCCAATCGTTACGCGAACCGAAATTATCTGGTGCTCACACAAGGAGTTCTGACATGGCCGGCCGCAAGCCGCTGCCAACACATCTGAAGCTTGTGAAAGGTACAGCCCGACCACACCGCATGAACAAGGCCGAGCCAAAGCCGGTGGTGGCAGTGCCCGCGCCGCCGGATCATCTCGACGAGGAAGCGCAGGCGAAGTTTACGCAAATGGCCGAGTTGCTGGCCCGCCATGGCGTCATGACCGAGCTCGATACCGGTGCGCTTGCGCGTTACGTCGTTATCTGGCGGCGCTGGATTGAAGCCGAGCAGGAAGTGAAGCGTCGCGGCCATGTGGTGAAGACGTCGAATGACAACATCATCCAGAACCCGTTTCTGGCCGTCGCCAACAAATGCCTGGCGCAGATGCACCAGATCGAGGCCGAGTTTGGCTTGACGCCATCGAGCCGTTCGCGCATCCGCGTGGCGGAGCCAGCTGAAACTGCCGACCCCTTCGAGGATTTTTTGACCCGTGGCCGCAAGAAATAGATCGCGATCTGGCAAGAATGCCTGCCCGGTCACGGCCTATGCTCGCGCTGTTGTCAGCGGCAAGATCATTGCCGGTCATCTGGTGAAACTGGCCTGCGAACGGCATCTCGCCGACCTCAAGCTCGGCGGCAAGCGTGGCCTCGTCTGGGATGTTGATGCTGCACGGCACGCGATCGACTTCTTTGGCCATCTGCGCCATTCGACCGGCGAATGGGCGGGTGACCCCTTCGTGCTGCAGGACTGGCAGCAGTTTGTCGTCGGCTCGCTTTATGGCTGGAAGCGGAAAGCCCGCTCTGGTGAAGAAAACTTGCGCCGCTTCCGCACAGCTTACGTCGAGGTAGCGCGCAAGAACGGCAAATCGGTGCTGCTGGCAGGGACCGCACTTTATGCCCTGATCGCCGATGGCGAACCGGGAGCCCATGTCTATTCAGCGGCAACGACACGCGATCAGGCCCGCATCGTCTTTGGCGAGGCTGAACGTATGGTGGCGGCAAGTGCGGCATTACAGGCACGTATTACCAGGACCGTGAATAATCTCGCCGTGCTGCCGACCTCCTCCTGGTTCCGGCCACTGTCAGCCGATGCCACCAAGATGGATGGGCTTAACATTCACTTTGCCGCGGTCGATGAAGTTCACGAACATCCGGGCCCTGAGATCATCCAGAAGCTGAACACGGCAACCGGTGCACGGCGTCAGCCACTGATCTTCGAGATCACCACCGCAGGCTATGATCGCCATTCCGTCTGCCGCCAGCATCACGAATTCTCGGTCAAGGCACTGGAAGGCACATTGCCGACGGAGTCGTCAGACAGCTGGTTTGCCTATATCGCCACCATTGATGATGGCGATGACTGGACCGATCCTGCGGTCTGGGTGAAGGCGAACCCCAGCCTTGGCGTCACGGTCAAGGTCGATGATCTCAAACGCCAGATCGATGAGGCGAAAGAAATGCCGGCGCAGCAGAACGCCATCCGGCGGCTGCGGCTGAATGAATGGACCGAACAGGTCACCCGCTGGCTCGACATGTCAGTTTGGGAAGAAGGAGGCCTGCCGGTTGCCACTGACTGGCGTATCGTCAAGCACGAGTTGGACGGGCTGGAGGAGAAGCTGCTGGGCCGCGAATGCTATGGCGGGCTCGACCTTGCCCGGGTCAATGATCTGTCAGCCTTCGTGCTGGTGTTTCCGCCGACACTCGATGATGAACTCGAGGCGCTTGCCAACAAATGGATCGTCACCTGCCGCTTCTTCATTCCGGAAGATGACATTTTGCGCCGCGTGCGCCGCGACCGGGTGCCCTATGATGTCTGGCGCGATCAGGGCTTTTTGACAGCCACACCCGGCAACGCTACCGACTTTGCCTTCGTCGAAAAGGAAATCCTGGATCTTGCCTCCCGTTTCGACATGCGTGAGCTTTCTTATGACCGCACCTTTGCCGGCGAGATTGTCCAGAATTTGGCTGATGAAGGCCTGAACCTCGTCCAGTTCGGTCAGGGCTTCTTGAGCATGGCAGCACCCACCGCGGAACTGGAGCGCCTCGCAGTGTCACGCGCGCTCTGGCATGGCGGCCATCCAGTGCTGCGCTGGAATGCCTCCAATGTTGCCGTGCGTCATGATCCGGCCGGCAACATCAAACCGGACAAGGAACGTTCCAAAGAACGCATCGACGGCATTGTCGCAATCTGCAACGCACTCGGACGTGCGCTTGTCCGTGACATCAATGCCGGTCGCTCGGTTTATGAGAACCGCGGCATCCTGATGCTGTGATCTGAGCAGCGATCTTACGAAAGAACCCCATGGCATTCTGGTCAAACTGGTTCGGTGGAAGAAAACCACCGGCTGCATCGCCGCTCGCCTCGCTTCAGAATGCAGGCGGTGGCCTTGTCATCACGACGAGCGAACAACTGGAAGAAGCGCTGCGCTCGGGCACGCTGATAGCATCCGGCGCCATGGTAACCCCAGAGGCCGCGATGCGGGTCGCAGCCGTCTATGCCTCGGTGCGGATTATTGCCGGCGCCGTTGCCACCTTGCCCTTGCATATCAAGCGCCGGGTCGATGATCGTACGCGCGAGGATGCATCCGACACACCGATCTGGACGGTGCTGCGGAGAAAACCCAATCGTTGGCAGACGCCATCGCAATTCCGTCGCATGCTGCAGGCGCATCTGCTTTTGCGCGGCAATGCCTATGCAATGATCGTGTGCTCGCGTGGTCAGGTTCAGGAACTGATCCCGCTCCATCCCGATCGGGTCGAGGTGAAGCAGCGCGACGATCTTGCTCTGGAATACCTTTATACACGTCAGGACGGCCGTCGCATCCAGTTGGCTCAGGCAGAAATGTTCCATCTCGTCGGGCTGACGCTCGATGGCGTCCATGGCGTTTCGCCAATCACCTATGCACGCGAGACCATCGGCCTGTCGCTGGCCATGGAAGATCACGGCGCTTCAACCTTCCGCAACGGTGCGCGTGTCAGCGGCGTGTTGAAGCATCCCAACAAGCTCGGGCCCGAGGCCGTCGCCAATCTGAAAGCGGGGTTGGAGGAGTTTCGCTCCGGTGGCGAGCAGGAAGGCAAGAACTTGATCCTCGAAGAAGGCATGGATTATGCCCGAATTGCCATGACTGCCGAGGATGCGCAGTGGATTGAAAGTCGAAAGTTCAGCCGCTCCGACATTGCCATGTTCTTTGGTGTACCGCCGCACATGATCGGCGACACCGAAAAATCCACCAGTTGGGGCACCGGCATCGAGCAGCAGTCGATCGGCTTTGTCGCCTATACGCTCGAAGACCATCTGACCATGTGGGAAGAGGCCATCAACCGCGACCTGATTGGTGCGGACGACACGCTTTATGCCCGCTTCAACCGGGCGGCCCTCGTCAAAGGCGACATCAAGGCCCGTTGGGAAGCCTATGTCAAAGGCCTGCAATGGGGCGTGTGGAGCCCGAACGAAATCCGCGCCCTCGAAGACGAAAACCCGCGCGACGGCGGCGACGTTTTTTATCCACCACCCAACACGGCCGGCGTGCCGGCGGATGAGGATCGTCATCGCCATGAAAATGATGGTGGCAGCGATGCTGACATTAACCCCAATGATGAGGATCGAACTCGATGACTCTTTTGAATACGCTGAAGCTGACATCAGCCATGATCACCATTGCCGTGGTCGGCCTTGCCTTTGTCAGCCCCGTCTTTGACTTTGGCATTTTCCTGAGCGGTTTTGTCCTTGGCTGGTTCCTGCTGCTTCTGATGGAGAACAAGCCATGAGCCTGCGCAGCCTGCCCGAGGCGCGCACGTTCAAGCGCCCACAAAACTATCAATGGGATGCGCCGAGCGACGTGCTGGCCAAATGGGCGCAAATGCCGGTTGCCGCTGTGCCAGGTGCGGATGCCGACTCCACCATTTCCATCCTCGACATCATTGGTGAGGATTTCTGGACAGGCGCCGGCGTCACGGCAAATCGCATCTCGGCTGCACTGCGGTCGATCGGCAAGCGCGACATCACCGTCCGCATCAACTCGCCGGGCGGCGACATGTTTGAGGGGATCGCGATCTACAATCTGCTGCGCGCCCATCGAGCGAAGGTCACGGTCGAGGTGCTGGGCTGGGCGGCCTCTGCTGCCTCGATCATTGCCATGGCGGGCGACGACATCCGCATGGGACTTGGCTCCTTCATGATGGTCCACAATGCCTGGGGGCTGGTGATCGGCAATCGCCATGACATGCGGGAGGCCGCCAGTCTGTTTGACCAGTTCGATGCGGCGCTGGCCGACATTTATGAAGCACGCACCGGGATGAAGCGCGCCGACATTGAACAGCTCATGGATGTAGAGACATTCATGAATCCGGCGCAGGCGATTGAATACGGCTTTGCCGACGCTGTCGACGATACCGAAAACCACATAGAGACCAATGCGTGCGCGCAGGTCCGACCTGAAATCCTCGCCAGGCGGCGCATTGATGCTGCCTTGGCACAACAAGGCATCTCCCGCACCGAGCGGCGCAAGATGCTTTCTCAGATTGCCGGCACGCACAACGCTGCCGATACCGCCATGCACGACGCTGGCATCAACATCGCTGCAATGCAGCGGCTGATCAACACAATCAAATCATAGGAGATCCCGATTATGGGTATCGAACTCAACACCGGCGGCCGCGGGCCAGTCCGGGGTATCGTCGGCGTGCGCGCAGATTCCGGCAACGCCACCAAAATCCTCGCCGAGCTGCAGAAGACCTTCGAGGACTTCAAGGTCGAGCGCGACAAGGAACTGGCCGACATCAAGGCCGGCATGGCCGATGTGGTGCAGACCGAAAAGGTCGACCGTATCAATGCCGAGGTCACCAAGCTGACCAAGGACATCGACACCGTAAATGCGGCAATGGCCGCGATCAGAGTCGGTGGTGTTGGTAATGATCAGGATCCCGACAAGGCGGAACACGCGCAAGCCTTCGATCACTTCTTCCGGCGCGGTGTCGATGCCGGCCTGCGTGATCTCGAGGTCAAGGCCAAGCTGACGACGCAGTCCGATCCCGATGGCGGCTATCTCGTCCCGGAAGAAACCGAAGCTGGCATTGATCGCGTGCTGGGTACCGTATCGACCATCCGTTCTCTCGCCCGTACCATCTCCATCTCGACCAACACTTACAAGAAGCTGGTCAATATGGGCGGAGCAACGTCCGGCTGGGTTGGCGAGGAACAGGATCGTCCTGGCACTGCCACGCCGACGCTGCGTGAGATCGCCATCAATACCGGCGAGATCTATGCCATGCCGGGCGCAACGCAGACCTCGCTTGACGATGCCCGCATCGATCTGGCCTCCTGGCTGGCCGACGAAGTGTCAATCGAGTTTGCCGAGCAGGAAGGGGCCGCTTTCGCCCATGGCGATGGCATCAACAAGCCGCGCGGTATCCTTGCCTATGACAAGGTGGCGAATGCCTCCTATGCATGGGGCAAGCTCGGCTTCATTGCTTCCGGCAAGGCCGATGGGTTTGTTGCAGCCACGACCTCGGCTAGCCCCGCAGATGCGCTGATCGACCTCTATTACGCACTCAAGTCTGGTTACCGGAACGGAGCGTCGTGGTTGATGTCGGATGCCACCATGAACACGGTGCGCAAGTTCAAGGATGCAGAAGGCGCCTATATCTGGGCGCCGCCTTCGGGGGCTGCGGAAGTTGCTACCATTCTTGGCAAGCCGGTTTACACCGATGACAACATGCCGGCCGTTGCTGCCGGCGAGTTCCCGGTTGCGTTTGGTGATTTTGGGCGATCGTACCTGATCGTCGATCGCATCGGCATTCGCGTCCTGCGTGATCCGTTCACCTCGAAGCCGAATGTCTTGTTCTACACGACCAAGCGTGTTGGCGGCGGTATCGTCAACTTCGAAGCCATGAAGCTGCTGAAGATCAGCACCTGAGCATCATGACGGGCGGCCATCATCCTGAGCCCTGAGCTCGTCGAAGGGGCGAAGGATGGCCGCCTATCTTTTCACCAATCCCATTCATCGAAAGGACTTTGTCATGAAGGACGGTATCTCCGGCCTTGGTCTCGTCGCGTCTCTGGTACCTGCTGTGGTCACCGCCACCACCAAGGGCAGCCATGCCGATCTGCAAGGCTTTAATTCCGCAACCCTGATCATCAATACCGGCGCGATTGCTGGCGATGGCCTTTTCGTCATCGCCATCCAGGAAAGCGACACGACCACGGATGGCGACTTTGCCGATGTAGACGCCGCTGACCTGCTTGGGATCCTGCCAGCGGCACTCGATGCCGACACGGTCTATGCCCAAGGCTACAAGGGCAACAAGCGCTACATCCGCGCGGTCATCACCAAGACTTCCGGCACATCGATCGCTGCCAGCGCGGTCTTTGCGCTTGGTCATCCTCATGACGCGCCGGTGGCCGGATAACCATGGGTGGCAGAAGGGACGGCCAATCGGCTGTCCCTTCACCAAAGATTCACGAGGATCCTATGCACCGTCCCGTTCTGATCACCCCACCTGCGCTCCAGCCAGTCTCTCTGGCCGAGGCAAGGCTGCATCTGCGTGTCGATCACAATGACGAAGATACGCTGATCGAAAGCCTGATCAGGGCGGCGGCAGAACATCTTGACGGCTGGACCGGTATTTTGGGCCGCTGTCTCGTTGAGCAGGTCTGGCGCCAGGACCATGATCGCTTTGCGCGCCAGATGATCATTCCACTTGGACCGGTGATTGCCGTCCAATCAATCACATGGCGCGATCTTGCCGGTCAGCTCAGTACAGTACCATCTGGGAGTTATGATCTGCGCACAGATGAAGCGGGTAACGCCGTCATCCGCTTTGATGCCGATTACGTCTTTCCAGAAAATCTGCATGAAAGCCGCGCCGTCGCCATCACCTTCAAGGTGGGCTTTCCGACCAATCCCGGTCCACCGGCAACCAGCACGGTTCCGGATCCGCTCAAGGTCGCCATCCTGCTGCTTGTTGGTCATTGGTTTGAACACCGTGAGGCTGTCAGTTCAGCAGGCATGGCTTTCTTGCCCTTTGCTGTAGAAGCGCTGATTGCACCCTACCGCAGGATGCGTCTCTGATGACAGGCGCTGGTGTTCTCAACAATCGCTTCACTGTTCAGCGCGATGTTGCCGAGCCGGACTGGACGGGTCATCCGGGCGATCCCGACTGGCAGGACCAGTTTACGGTCTGGGGCAAGATTACCTTCATGCGTGGTGGCGAGACCGTCATTGCCGCACGGCTGACCGCGAAGCAGCCGGCGATCCTGACCATCCGCATCAGCGCACAGGCGCTCACCATCCTGCCATCGGACCGCATTGTCGATGCACGCACCGGCGAAATGTTCAACATCCGCGAGCAGCCGCGCCGCTCCCGCGATGATTCGGGCCTTCTCGAAATGCTGATCGAGGCCGGTGTCACCTGATCTGCCAGCATCAGCCAGTCAAGGATATCAATCATGACCATGATCACGCCTCAAAGCGCGGCGCCTGATGCTGCGCGCGACAAATATCATGTCTACCGGCCCATGCTCGCCTTGATCGGTTTTGCCGAGGGCACCGACCGAAAGCGCGGCTATAATGAAACGCTCGCCTATGGCGCCTTTACCGGCGGCGACGTCGATCTGGTTGCCATGACATTGCAGGAGGTTGATGCGCTGCAGACCCGGATGCTGAAGCATCCGGACAACCGCTTTAACTCATCAGCGCTCGGCCGCTACCAGATTGTCCGCACCACGCTGCGGGCGATCCGCAAAACACTCAAGCTCCAGGCCACCGCACTGTTTGATGCCGAGATGCAGGATCGCTGCGCCTGCTACCTGCTCGGCTTACGTGGCATCGACAAATATCTGACAGGCCGTCTCTCGCAAGATACGCTGATCAACAATCTTGCCCATGAATGGGCATCGCTCCCGACTATTTCTGGCAAAGGTGCGTATGCCGGCCAGAACGCCGCCGTCAGTCCGGATCGCGTGCGTCAGGTGCTGGCCAAGGTCCGAGAACGCCATGGCGCCAGCCAGCCGGCACGCGAAATTGTGGTCGAGAAGGAAATCGACAAGCCCGTGGTTCCGGTCAGCGTTGAAACAGAAATCCGCAAGCGCACCGATCAGTGGAGCTGGATCACCACCATCTTCGGCTCGGGCAGTGCCGGACTTGCCGCACTTGCTGGCATGGACTGGCAGTCTGTTATGGCAATCGGCGCGCTTGCGCTGGGCGGGCTCATCATCGCGCTGCTGTTACGGCGTCAGATTGTGTGTGCCGTCAGAGACGTGAGAAGAATTATCGAGGGGTGACCGTACGAATTGAGACAATGGTGTTAGGCACAAGCAGCGCTCAATAAACAAAATTTCACACACTCACGAAATTGCTCACAGAACTTGCCACCGTTCGATTGCGACCGCTCCCTTTAGCTTCGTAAAGGCGATTATCGGCCGACTTATAAAGATGCTTCCATCGACCGCCCGTCGCGGTCGCTATGCCGAAGCTGGCTGTTATGCGGGCTCGATCAACAACATGCGAAAAATTTGCCTCCGAAATAGCGGTGCGAAATCGCTCCGCGCATTCGTAAGCTTCTGTGCCGTCTGTGTCTGACAGAAAGATGGCGAATTCTTCGCCCCCAACGCGCCCGACTACATCGCGTTTGCGCTTGGTTCGCAACAGGACCTTTGCGATCTCCTGCAGCACCCTGTCTCCGACCTCATGACCATGGGCATCATTGATCGATTTGAAGTGATCGATATCGCATAGAATTAGCGAGGCGGTTACGCTACCAGACCGCCGAACAGCAGTTGCTATAGCGTCTTCGAAGCCACGGCGATTTAGGATCCCGGTCAGATGGTCAATATCCCGCTCATGGCGAAGGTCATCTATAACATCTGCGACGGATGCAGCGAGGATCGCCAAGGCAAACCCTGAGCCCAGCACTGCAAGTGAGAGTTGAAGCGCTTGCCAGAATACTGAATTTTCAAAGACCGCTGGGTCAATCGGCTCCGAGAAGCCGATTGTTAAAATAGTGCGGGGAAAAAAATGCAGGCCGAAAGCAAGCAGACTCCAGAAAAGGATACGGTCTCCCAAGCGCCCTCCTGCGAGACCTGACAAGCGATACGCTGCCACGAGAAGAATAATGCCATAGCCGAAATTCTGGATGTAAATCCGAGCTATCAGGTTTCGGTCAACGTAGAAGAAATACCAGAGCAGCCCCCAGAATACGACAAAAATCGCGATGTTTGCGCCGAGGCCAAGGCTTCTTTCGGAGCGCAAAAGAACACCTTCGACGGCCATCAAAACCGCCGTCGTGTACAGCGCTCCCGAAACCATCGCGTTGAGGCCAATATCCACAGGACAGTGGAGAATCTGGCTAGCAGCGCCCATTGCGAAGAGCATACACGCGCCGGCTAGCAGCAGGAGATAGTTCCGCTTTCGGTCGATCAACCATGCAGAGGCGAACGCAATCCCGAATACGACGAGTATTCCAGGACCGATTAAGGATAGGGTAATTCGGACGATGGCGGGATCCATACTATTGGTCTGCTGTCATTTTGTCAGAAATCGCACAAAGTGCGGCCGTATAAACGAAATTTTCCGTTAAATTGCAAATGTCCGTGGCGCCCTGTGAGCGAATGGAAAGAGATTTCAATCTGATTGGCGGAATGGGCAGTAGAAAAGAAGGCCAGCGTTCTGATGCTGGTGCGCCCGACGACTATGTATTCCCGGGCGCGCCGATAGCCTTTGTGAAGCCGATGGTGGAAGGCGCAGAAGAAGTCATCCGCAATGCCACTACGCTCGGGCCACAACGCGGCAGTTCGGCGGCGGTGGCGCTGAACGTCTGGTAGCCATTGGATAGACGGCCTCGACATCGAGCGTTTTATGAGGCTCACGGCTTGGCGTTATCGTCCGGATTGCCCCTTCTGGCCCATATGATGCGGCACGCCTCGTCAATCTACCGAGCGGTTCCCGGTCGGGCGACGGCGTTCGCGGCGGAAATTCCGCCCGCAGGCCGTCTGGCCGGAGACACGCTGATCAACAATCTCGCCCGCGAATGGGCCTCGCTGCCCATGATATCCGGCAAGGGCGCCTATGCCGGTCAGAACGCCGCCGTGAAACCCGATCGCGTGCAACAGGCTCTCGCCGACGTGGAAAGGCGCCATCAAGAAGCCCAGCCCCTTCGCGAAATCGTGGTCGAAAAGGAGATCGACAAGCCGGTCGTACCCATCAGCGTCGAAGCTGAAATCCGCAAGCGGACCGATCGATGGAGCTGGCTCACCACCATCTTTGGCAGCGGTGGCGCCGGACTTGCCGCCCTCGCCGGGATGGACTGGCAGACAGTTATGGCAATCGGGGCCCTCGCATTCGGCGGGCTCCTCATCGCGCTGCTGTTACGGCGGCAGATTGTTTGTGCCGTGCGGGATGTGAGAAGGATGATCGAGGGATGAGCGAGCCGCATAGCCTATTGACGAAGAGCGTCCCGCACTGCATCGTGCTGCATTGCCCTCATCTGCACAAACTTCCCTGAGGTACTATTGGTCGAGATCGATGGTTTTTTCTCGTTCACGATCGCGATCCTGCTCCTCCTCAGCGGCAAGATACTGACGCTCAACGCTGAAATCCTGCGTCGCTACTCGGTGCCAGAGCCAGTCGTCGGGGGTCTTGCCTGTGCAGCTTTTGTCAGCTTCCTCTATTTCGTCCTGGGCCGCGAAATCCGCTTCACACTCGATGCCAGGGACTTCCTTCTGCTCGTCTTCTTTGCTGGGATAGGGCTCAAGTCCGATGTTCGCACCCTCCGAAGCGGCGGGAGCCCACTTGCAATCCTGGTCCTCCTGGCGGCAGGTTTTCTGATTGTGCAGAACTTGGCGGGAATGGGGATGGCAACGATTTTTGGCCACGATCCTCGCGCCGGGCTGATGACCGGATCCATCTCCCTGACAGGAGGTGTTGGCACTACTCTTGCCTGGGCACCGTTTTTCGTCGAAACGCTAGGAATCGACAATGCCCTGGAACTCGGCGTCGCATCGAACACCGTAGGCTTGATCGCAGCCTGTTTGATCGGCGGACCAATCGCCACGTTCCTCATCCGCCGCCATCGGATAGTGACCTCTGGTGACATACGGCTCGACATTGGCGCACCGCACGAGGAGCCTGCCCCGAAGCTTGATTATTTCAGTGTCCTTTGGGCCATGTTAGGGCTCAACGTCGCTATTATACTGGGTTTGCTCATCGACCGGTCGATCGCAGCGATGGAGTTCACATTACCGACCTTCGTGAGCTGCCTGATCGCAGGCATCGTGGTGCGCAACGCCACGCCTGGCATCGTCAACAAGTCACTTCACCGCCATTGGCCAAGCATCCAGCAGGGATTAAGTCTGATAGGGGATATCGCTCTCGGGCTCTTCCTCACCATGGCGTTGATGAGTCTGCAACTATGGGCATTGAGCGGTTTCCTCGGCTTTATCCTTACGGTTCTGGCGCTTCAGATCCTGCTTACGGTCGCTTACACAATACTGGTCGTGTTCCGGGCAATGGGTAAAGACTACGAAGCCGCCGTTATCGCGGCAAGTTTTGGCGGAATCTCGCTTGGATCGACCGCGACGGCCATTGCGAACATGACCGCTGTCACCCAGGTGCATGGCGCGGCGCACAAGGCTTTTGTCATCGTTCCACTCGTTGGCGGGTTCTTCATCGATCTCATCAACGCGGTAGTTGTCTCGACTATGGTGGGGTTCTCTTGAAAAAAGTCCGCAGGGTGAGCGCTCTCTCACCGGCGGTTCATTGAAATGCCCGTTCATGCGGAAAATCGCCTTTTTGCAAATAGGCTTCTTCTGCAGGAGTGGATACCCGACCGAGAACGCGATTGCGGTGAGGATGACGACCGAAAGCTTCGATCACGTCTTTTACGTCTCGTGCCTGTTTCACCAGTGACTGGTAGATCGGCTGTAATGGCTCTGGTGCTTCTGCAGCGATCTCCTCGCGCAGCCCGATGAGGCGGTTGATGCATGCAAGGTGATCCGGCCCTTCGCAATGACCAAGCGGCAGGCCGTGAACGATCTTGAACCATGGAGTTGGCAGGGCCGCATAATGATCATTCGCCAACCCATCCAGCGAAAGCTCCAGCGCCGCCGGGTCCTGCGCGAAGGCGCGCGGACTGCCGCGCCACACCGAGCGCGAAAACTGATCGAGCAGGATGATGAGCGCCAGCCTCCCTTCAGGATCGGTGGTCCAGTGATCAAGATTGCCAGAAGCAGCCTGTGCGGTGATGTCGGAAAAGCGGGCGATGACCTCGCGGTCCGCGCCGCCTCGCATCCGCCAGAACCAATGTTCCCGGTGGGCGTTCAATGCGATTGCCGCGGAGCGTCCCTCGGGGAACCAGAACTGAAGAACCTCGTCCCAGGGTTGTTCGTGGGGGTGAGTATTCATGTCCGCATCTCCGTCAAATCATTCCTGCCGTACATTATGTACCTTATCGAAAGTTCCATCCCCGCGCCGGTGGGCGCGGGGAGACTCGTCATGAACAACAATTACGTCCTGGCGGCCGCGGCGGACGCCTGCGTTTCCCGACTGATGGCCGCGCGCGGGGCCGCCTTCGGCACCCGCAGCAGCCGCATGCCATTGGCGATGACGATCAGCACCGACAACTGATGCACCAGCATGCCGCCCGCCATATGAATGTCGCCCGAGAACACACCGGCCAGCAGTCCGGCGACGGTCACCAGAGCGATCACCAGATTCTGGCGCATATTGCCAAGTGTCGCACGCGAGATCGCCATGGCCTCGGGGATCTTGCCGAGATCATCGTTGAGGAGCGCAATATCGGCGGTCTCGATGGCAACATCGCTGCCCGCGGTCGTTGCCGCGGTAGGTTTCGACCTCAGGTTGGCTCATTGAGCGCTCTCCTTAACCGTGTCGATCAGCCTTGCAGGCGAAAACTATCACATTGGACGGCAATAGTATGTATGCCGCATGAAGGATCAGCCTTGAGGCAGGTAGTGACTGACAGCGGGGAATGAGACTGTAGCATTGGCAATAGCGGCCGTCGGTATCGAAGATCGCATGTTCGAGTACCGGAAGCCAAAGCCAGTTGCATTGCATCAACCGCAGGAGCGGCCGGCGCGGAGACATCTGCGCGGAGGCCGACGCGCAGGCCTCGAAGCCGACCGCTATAATAGTGGCGCAAGCCCATCCGACAGTCTTGCGATCCGAGCCATGATCTAATCAGTTGAGGCTGCTTATATAGTCAAGGATTGCGTCGATCTGGTCGGGTGTCGCCACGAACTCTGGCATGTCAGGGTGCCCTGTAGATATGCCTTCGGCAAAGGCTTCCTCCAGCGCATCGATAGGGTAACGCTGTGAAAGCGTCCGGAAGGGCGGCGCATCCGCATGCTCGCTTTTGCTTGTTCGATCGATCGCGTGGCAGCGCGCGCAGTTCAACTCCGCCAGCGCCTTCCCTTGGGCAAGGTCATCGGCATAGGCGAATGCTGGGCCGAGAGTCATCAGCACCGCTAACCAGGCCATTCCGACCATCGTTCTGGACATGGGGTCGTTTCCTCCCTGTCGATAGCTGTTTCATTCTGATACCATGGAGGGTAGCGCCTGGCGAACAGACGCACACGTCAGATTTCGATAAGTCTTGGCTGTGCGATACTCGATAGCAGTAATCGGATCTGTTGCGCCGAGACTTGGTGGGTGATTGACGTCATTCGGCCAAAAGTAGGCGACCGTGGCGTGCCACGGGTGTTTGGGACAACTGAGGCGGCACCCCATTCATGACCGCTGGCGAGGCCATCCACGACCGGTTTATGGCAAAAATCTGGATTACGGAGCTCAGAATGGCGGAACTGGATGATAAGCAACTAGGTCTGATCGACCGCTACTGGCGCGCGGCTAACTACGTGTCGGTCGGCCAAATCTACCTGATGGATAATCCGCTGCTGCGAGAGCCGTTAAAGGCGGAAGACGTGAAGCCGCGGCTGCTCGGTCACTGGGGTACGACGCCCGGGCTGAATTTCATCTACGTTCATCTGAATCGGGTTATCCGGGAACGCGGTACGGAAATCCTCTACATCTGTGGTCCCGGTCACGGCGGGCCTGCAATGGTCGCCAACACCTATCTCGAGGGCTCGTACAGCGAGACCTATCCGGAGATCACGCAGGATGAAAAAGGATTGCGGGAGCTTTTCCGGCAGTTCTCGTTCCCGGGCGGCGTGCCCAGCCACGTCGCCCCAGAGACGCCCGGTTCCATCCACGAGGGAGGCGAACTCGGCTACGCTCTTGTCCATGCCTTCGGTGCCGCTTTCGACAATCCCGACCTGACCGTCGCCTGCGTGGTCGGCGACGGGGAAGCTGAGACAGGCCCGCTGGCGGCCGCCTGGCACTCCAACAAGTTTCTAAATCCGCATGTCGATGGCGCGGTCCTGCCGATCCTGCATCTTAACGGCTACAAGATCGCCAATCCCACTTTGTTGGCGCGCATGCTGAACGCGGAACTGCGAGATCTCTTCAGAGGCTACGGCTACGAGCCGCTCTTCGTCGAGGGCCATGAGCCGATACCGATGCACCGCGCCATGGCGGCGTCGGTGGACTTGGCCATGGATCGTATTCGCGACATTCAGCGAGAAGCGCGGAAGGAAGGCTGGTCCGGCGAGCGCCCGCGCTGGCCGATGATCATCCTGCGCAGCCCGAAAGGCTGGACCGGACCGAAGGAGGTCGACGGGAAACGAGTGGAGGACTTCTGGCGCTCGCATCAGGTCCCGGTGTCGAATGCACGCGGCGATGCTGCTCACCGCAAGATCCTAGCGGAGTGGCTGCGCAGCTATCGACCACAGGAGCTGTTCGACGAGCAAGGTCGCTTCCGGCCGGAGATCGCCGCATTGGCTCCTGAAGGCGAGAAGCGTATGGGTTCGCTTCCGCATGCCAATGGAGGCCTCCTGAAGAAGGACCTCGTCCTGCCCGACTGGAAGAGCTTAGCGCTCGACGTCGGGCAACCGGGCGAAACGATCGCCGAGGCCACCCGCTTGATGGGAGCTTATCTGCGTGAGGTCTTGCGTCTCAATGCCGAGGCAAGGAATTTCCGCCTCATGGGTCCGGACGAGACCGCTTCGAACAGGCTCGACGCCGTCTTCGAGGTGACGGACCGGGTCTGGATGGAAAAGATCGAGCCCTACGACGGGCACCTCGCGCGCGAGGGCCGGGTGATGGAGGTTCTGTCGGAGCATCTTTGCCAAGGGTGGCTGGAGGGTTACCTGCTGACCGGGCGGCATGGCCTGTTCTCCTGTTACGAGGCCTTCATCCACATCGTGGATTCTATGGTCAATCAGCATGCCAAATGGCTCAAGGTCTCCGCCGAGTTGCCGTGGCGCAAGCCGATCGCGTCGCTCAACTATCTTCTGACCTCGCATGTCTGGCGCCAGGACCACAACGGCTTCAGCCACCAGGATCCGGGCTTCGCCGACTTCGTCGCCAACAAGAAGGCCGACACCGTCCGCCTCTATTTTCCTCCGGATGCCAACACCCTGCTCTGGGTCACCGACCACTGCCTGAGAACCTGGAACCGGATCAACGTGATCACGGCCGGCAAGCAGCCTCAGCCGCAATGGCTCACCGCCGAGCAGGCGGAACGCCATTGCGAGGCGGGCGCCGGGATTTGGGAATGGGCTTCCACATGCCCGGCTGGCGAGGAGCCCGATGTGGTAATGGCCTGCTGCGGCGACGTGCCGACACTGGAAATTCTCGCCGCCGTCGATCTGCTGCGCCGCGAGCTACCCGATCTCCGGATCAGGATTGTCAATGTCGTCGACCTGATGACGCTGCAATCTCACACCACCCACCCGCACGGGTTCACCGACGATGAATTCGACGCTCTCTTCACAAAGGACAGGCCCGTGATCTTCGCCTATCACGGCTATCCGTACCTCATTCACCGCCTGACCTATAAGCGGACCAACCACGACAATTTCCACGTCCACGGGTTCCAGGAAGAAGGCACGACCACTACCCCTTTCGACATGGCAGTCATGAACGAGCTCGACCGCTTCCATCTGGTAATGGCCGCGGTCAGGCGGCTGCCGAATCCTGGCATGGGCGGCGAACGAGTGGTCGAGCTGTGCGAGCAAGCGCTGGCCGAGCACGCCTCGTATGTCCGGCAATACGGTGAGGACATGCCTGAGATCCGGGAATGGAGCTGGTCCTACAAGACTGCCGCCGATGCCGGAGATTGATGGCGCCTGGCGACAGCCATTCCGTTGCGTCAAACCTGTACCAGTTCGCCCGTTGCAGCCACTTCGATCCCTGCAGCGTTGGCCTCATCGGTGTCGATGTGCACTTCCGTGAAGGAGTCCTTGCCCACCCGTACCAGAGTCCGGCCGAAGGTCAGCGTGCGATCTTCGTCGTTGACGCGGACGTCGACATATTCGCCGTCCTCGATTCCCAGTCGAGCAGCATCGGCGGGATTGGTATGGACGTGCCTTGCCGCGATGATGAGGCCATCGGTGGTGAAGCTTCCGGCAGGCCCCTCGATCGTGACCTGCGGTGTAGCTTCGAGCCTGCCGCTGTCGCGCACCGGCACGTCGATGCCGAGTGCGAAGCTGTCGGTGCGCGACACTTCGATCTGCGTGCGTTGGCGCAGCGGTCCGAGGATCGCTACACGTTCGAGCCTGCCCTTGGGCCCAATGAGCGTGACCCGTTCCCTTGCGGCCCAATGACCCGGCTGTCGCAGCGGTATCGCATGATCGAGCAAGTAGCCGTTGCCGAACAGCGCATCGACCGCCTCGCGGGACAGGTGGACGTGCCTGGCCGAGACCGCGATCGGTAGGCGCAACGCGCCCCCTGGCTTTCCGTCAGCGAGCGCTGCCGCCGTCTCGCGGGCGATCATGAGCTGTTCCGCCGTCTCTGTCACGAAGACGCGGACTCGGGAGCCGTACGCCTGGATCTGCGGCGCCGCATGGTCTGACAGGTTCACGGCCATGTTGCGGTCGTGGTCGAGTTGCAGGCCCATGAAGTCCAGCCCGTCGCAGATGCGCCGGCGCATCGACGGAGAGTTCTCGCCGACCCCCCCGGTGAAGACGACCGCGTCCAGCCCTCCCATGGCCGCCGCATACGCCCCGACATACTTCCTGGCGCGGTAGGCGTAGATCTCGATCGCCAGCTGGGCGTGGGGGTCCCCTTTCGAAGCCCTCTCTTCGATGTCGCGCATGTCAGACGAGCCTGCCAGTCCCTTCAGCCCGCTATCTTCGTAGAGGGCATCCTCGATCTCCTGCACCGAAAGCTGAAGTTCGCGCGACAGGAAGCCAAATGCGCCGGGGTCGACATCTCCGGAGCGGGTTCCCATCACCAGACCCTCAAGCGGCGTCATGCCCATCGAGCTGTCCATGCTGTTTCCGCGGTTGACGGCGCAGACGCTTGCCCCGTTGCCGAGATGGATACTGACAAGCTGGAGGTCGGAGAGCGGTCGGCCGATCTCTTCGGCCGCCCTATAGGCCACATATTTGTGAGAGGTACCATGAAACCCGTAGCGGCGCAGACCGGCATCCCGCCACTTCGCCGGCACCGCATAGGTGTTCGCAAAGGCTGGGTTGCCAAGATGGAAGGCTGTGTCGAATACGGCCACCTGTCGTACATCCGGCCAAAGTCCGCGGCAGAGCCTGACTGCCTCCAGGTTCGCCGGGTTGTGCAGCGGAGCCAGCGGCGTCAAGGACTCTATGGCCTCGACCGTTTCGTCGTCCAACAGTGTCGGCGAGGTAAACCTTGCGCCGCCATGGACGATCCTGTGCCCGACAGCGTCGATTGCGTCGAGCCCGAACCGCTTCAGCGCGGCCGGAACCCCTTTCAGCGCTTCGCCGGGACTATCGAATTCGGCCGCACCCTGCTCGTCGGTTTCTCTATGGCGGAAGCGGTATTCGCATCCTCCCGCCCGAAAGCGCTCGTAAGAACCCCTGAAGACCTCACGTGTCTCCGTGCCGACTCCGAAGACGCCGAACTTGAGACTGGAACTGCCGGCGTTGAAAACGAGTACCTGCATTCGTTGTTCCCTTGTGATTTGGTGGTTTCGACGTAGTCTCATCCGTGTCACTGGCAATGATAGCTCGCCAACCTGATCTTGTTGTATAAGGTGCCGATTGCCTAGAGGGAGCGCGCCAATGCCAGCCCGGCGAGGAGATCGGCGAAGAAGTGCACGATGAGGGAAGATCAGGTCTGCCGTGTCGGAAAAGGACGTGGCGAACGGCGTCGTGAACGAGGTCATCTCGGACACGGCAATGAGCCGGCCGGGACGCGCCACAACCTGAAAATAGCGGCGACGAGCCGCTCAAACTTTATACCCTTTACAGTCCTCCGGAGCATGTTGATGGCGTTGTCCACCGAACCAAGAGCGATGCCCACGCTTCCCACGAAAACTTCGGCCGCAAGACGGCCGAACAGTAGTTCATTCTTACCGACGCCTTCGATGGAGATCGTCGTCGCTCACCGACGATTACCCATTGTCGCTGGGCGCTCGGCAAGTGCGGCAGCGTCGCTGGACCTGCGGTGCAGTTCCAGTGTGAGGCTATACCCAGACCAGGAGACAAAGTGAGCAAACTATTTAATCTTGATCGTGCGATGATACTGACGGCCCTCACCGTCCTGGGGATGCTCCTGGCCACGCTCGCGCTATGGCCTCTTCAAGGCAACGTCGCCGCTTTTTTCTCGGTCACAGGTCTGTCGCTGGTTTATCTGTCTGGAGGGCTCCCGGCCGCATGGCGAGCCGCCGTCACCTTGTGGGAAGAGCGAGTTCTCGACATCGACCTTCTGATGGTGGTTGCTGCCGTCGCCGCGGCGGCAGTCGGCGCACCCTTCGAGGGTGCGGTTCTGCTGACGCTTTTCAGTATTTCGACCACGCTGGAGGAACGGGCGCTCGGCCGCGCGCGCCGCGCCATCCAGGCGTTGATGGAACTGCGTCCCGAGACCGCGTTAAGGCGTGGCTCGGACGGAACGGTATCCGAAGTACCTGCCGCCGATCTCGAAGTGGATGATGTCGTGGTGCTGCGACCGGGCGCGCGCGTTCCAGCGGACGGTGTGATTGTCGGCGGTCGCGGCTCGCTGGATGAGGCAAACATCACCGGCGAGTCGATGCCGGTCTCCAAGGAGCCTGGCGCACAAGTCTTTGAAGCGACCGTTAACCTCGACGGTGTGCTCGAGGTGACCGTGACGAGGACGGTCGAGGAAAGCACCGTTGCACGTATGATTGCGCTCGTGACGGAGGCGCAGGCGGCTAAGGCACCATCCGAACGCTTTAGCGCGTGGTTCGGGCAGCGCTACACGGTGGCGGTGATGGCCGGAGCAATCTTGGCTTTCGCGGCCTTTTATTGGCTGGGGCGCAACTGGGAGGAAGCTCTCTACCGGTCCGCGACGTTGCTGGTGGCCGCGAGCCCGTGCGCGATCGTCATTTCCGTACCCGCTGCAATCCTGTCGGCGCTATCGGCGGCAGCGCGGGGCGGTGTGTTGTTCAAGGGCGGGGCGGCACTGGAGACACTGGCGGCAGTCGACATTTTTGCCTTCGACAAGACCGGAACACTGACGACTGGCAAAGCGTCGGTAACCGGGGTTGTGGCACTCGATGGCGATGAGCGGCTCCTCCTGTCGTCTCTTGCGGGGCTCGAGGCGTATTCCGAACACCACAGCGCGGCGGCCATTCGGCAGGAAGCTGCCAATCGAGGCATTGACCCGGTCAGAGTGATGAACGTGATCACGCGGCCGAGTGCCGGCATCGTGGGCGATGACGGTGAAGGGCAATTATGGGCCGGCAATCCGCGTCTTGCCGTCCAGATGGGCGCATCTATCGACCACCCGATGCTGAAGGCGCTGGCCGCCGACACGCAAACGGTCATCTACATGGGGCGAGGTTCGCGAGTGATGGGAGCCGTCACCATCGCCGATCAGGCTCGCAAGACGTCCGCGCCAGCTCTTGCCGCGCTGCGTGAAGGTGGGGTCAGCGAAATCGTCATGATGACCGGCGACCGCCGTCCGGTTGCCCTGCGGATAGGCCAGGAGCTGGGGTTGAAGCCCGACGAGATCCACGCCGACATGCTTCCGGAGGACAAGGTCCGGATGGTCGGCGATCGCGCAGCCAGAGGCAAGGTCGCCTTCGTCGGAGATGGCGTCAACGACGCGGCCGCGCTGGCCCGCGCTGATGTCGGAATCGCCATGGGTGCCGCAGGCTCAGACGTAGCGCTGCAGGCGGCCGATGTGGCGCTCCTGTCGGAGGACATGGAGCGGCTCGCGGATGCGCACCAGTTGGCCCGTCGCACCGCAAGGGTCATCCGGCAGAACCTTGTGTTCGCCATGGGAGCAATGGCAATTCTGGTAACCGGAGGGCTGTTCTTCCAACTCCCTCTCCCGCTCGCCGTGATCGGTCACGAAGGGGGAACGGTTCTGGTGGTGCTAAACGGCCTGCGCTTGTTGAGGGATCCCATTCGCGGGGGCGGAACGAAGCCCGCGCCAAAGACACCTGCTCATACCAATTCGACCCGACGCATTGCGCGAGAGGCATACAGCAGGAAGGTGCCAAGGCGAGCAGGTTTATAGAGCTCTGGCATGGAGAAGGTTGGACCCCAGTCCCGTTCCCTCCGCCACAAGCATTGATTTCATTGAATTATTTGACATTTTTCACCGCATGACATAACCGTGGAAAAAACCCGCTCGCCACGCCGAGGAGTGGCAACGCAGCGAGCGGGGAGCGCCTGAGCGCTACTGCGGCCTGCACGCGAGCGTGCTGGTAGAGGCCGGTCTGGTTATGGAGCCCCTCCAGGGAATCGAACCCCGCTTGTCCACTACGGCTCGGCGTGTAGAAGACGCCGCCGGTACAGGGGCGAAAACGTCATTGCGGAATTATCAGGATCGGGTCGCCGACCAGCACCAGCACCGCAAGCGCTGCAAGGGAGCAAATCAGCGTCCATTCGATAAGGCGGATAGTCATGAAGACCGATCCCGCAGGATCATCACAATCCCGCATTCCGGCGAAATCGCCGCGCGATATGGCCTACCGTGCATTCGTGTCATCAAGTTTGACATGACCTGCGCCATCGCCCGAATCTCCGAAGCCATCATCGCGGCATGGGCGATCCCTTTGGTGTCAAACTTATCCATGACGCTTGGCTTTGGTTGCTCGCTCATGCCGATGCCCTCCGCCCGCTCGCGTAGACTTCATCGGCTGCCTCAAGAGCGCGCTTAATCGCCATGGCAAGCTTGCCCTCAATATCGTCAGCCGTAGCGTGCTCGTCATGCTCTCGCAGAACCGTCACACATGTCAGCAAGTCCCGAGCCTCAACCAGTCTGTCGACAACCGTAACAATGGTGGATTTGCTCATGCCACAGCCCTCCACCCTGGCACGGCGTAGAAATCTTTATGCAGTTGCTCGGCCAGCTCATTCGTCGCGCGGACGAGGTGGCAGAGTTTTTCCACCTCCCCTCGCCCCCCCTTCACAGACATTTCGCTCAAGTATTCATCCGCAATGGATGCCATGACCTTGACGCGGATGACCTGATCTTCGAGGTCGGTGAAATCCTGCGGTTGCATTCTGTTAATCATTTCGGATGATCCCCGTTGTGTAGTGAAAGCATTCATGTGATATGAAACAGATCATTACAACCGGAGTGATTGCTTGTCAATCATATGATATGAAAATAATCACAAGTGCTCAAATGCGTGCTGCGCGGGGATTGCTCAGATGGAGCGCCGACGATCTCGCGAAGGCCTCAAAGGTTGGCGTCGCCACTATACGGCGAGCTGAAGCGACGGACGATGAGCCCAAGACCACCGGTGCTAACCTAGCCGCCATCCGCACTGCCCTAGAAGCAGCCGGCGTCGTGTTCATCGACCAAAATGGCAACGGCCCCGGCGTGCGGTTGCGGGATCGTCAACTGTGAGCAATAACGGCCTTCCGTTCAAGGCGCTCGACGCCCTGCCGCTATTTGCCAGCGATCAGGAGATTGCCGTTGCGGTAGTCGGGAGGAAACACGCAACCCATTGGCGCCAGTCAGTCCTACCGGAATTGGAGCGGATAGGCTTTCCAGTAGCCGATACCGCCCATCTCGGCAGAGCCGTGCCACTAGTACGAAAATTCTATGAGACGTACTTTGGCATCACAGCCGGCTTTGCGATGGCGAAGCCAAGCGGGGAGAAGAAAACATGGGCTCCCAAAAGACAGCGCAAGACATCGTGAAGCCCGTCGCGGCTCCTGGCTTTGTGCGGCTGCGGATCGGCAGGGGTAGCGCGCGCGGGATGTCGAATGATCGACGGTGCAAAATTGCGCTCGTCGCCCGACTCAGCCCACAAGGGTGAGGTATCGTCATGAGGGATTTATGGAAAGCAACTTGGTTCGTGGTATCGTGTTTGGCCTCGTTGGGTGCTTTATAGGCCTGTCAACGGGAGTCGCCGCGATGGGCGGTGCCGTCAATGGCGCTGTGGTCTTCGGCCCCATCGGGTTTGTTCTCGGGTGGCTGCTGCCTTGGAACCAATCTAGGCATGACGGAGAAGTAGCGGCTGCTGATTTCAAGCCGGAAGCGGCAGAGCCCCCGGAGGGGAGCAGCCTCAAGGACATCGAAAAATCGATCAACGAGGTTATCCCAGCAGTGGGCCGGGTGCTGGTAGGGATATGGAATTTGCAGATGAAGCTGCTTATCGCTGTCGGCGTGATGCCTTTTCTTCAGAAATATCCCTGGATGATGGCAGTCATAGCCTTTGCACTGTTGGCATTTCTGTTTCCGATTGGTGTGGTCTTTGTCGTGACAGGATTTGCCGCGATGCACTATCGTGCCCGTCCTGACAATCAGTTCTTGGTTATTTCTGACCCATCCCAGCGCTGAGTTGGCCCAACGAGCTCATTGCGGAGGATAGAATTATCTCGCCGACGAAGCACAAGTTGCTGCGCTGGTCGCGTCCATCCGTGATGTGGGCATCCTCAACCCGATAACCGTCTATCCACGCAAGGTGATCGTGGATCACATCGCGGTTGATGGTTACGGGATCGTCGCCGGCCTGCACCGTTTTACGGCCTGCAAGGAACTCGGCATTGATGAAATCCCTGCCAACGTAGTGTCGCTCAGTGAGTTGGAGCGGCAGATCGCAGAGTGCGACGAAAACCTCTGCGGCCCAAAGCTAACGCCCGCTGAGAAGTCACTGTTCACGCGTCGACGCAAGGAGGCATACGAGGCACTGCATCCAGAAACACGACACGGCGGCGACAGAAAGAGCGATCAAGTGGACAAGTTGTCCACTCGATCCTATGCCGATGACCAAGCATCAAAGACTGGAGTTGATGCACGCACCGTTCGTAGAGACGCTGAACGCGGCGAAAAGATCGCGGAAGATTTACTGGAAATGATCACTGATACGCACCTCGATAGTGGTGCCTGTCAGGACAGAATCAATGCTGGCTCGCGCCTGCCCCGGCCACGATCCTAAGGTCGCAAGGCTGACGTCCAGAAATTCTTTGTTCTAACGATTGTGTTTGACTGGGCTGACCTTCTGAACACCAGAGAAGTTCGGGGATGTTGTCCTATCGGCGGAAAGCATTTGGATCAAAATTGCCAGCCCCAATATGCCTCCCAGCAAGGTTTTAGCGACGGCCCAAAGAAATCGTCCAAAGATATAGGCAAGAAAAACAGCTGTCGGCTTCATACCCGTTCAACAGCTCATGAACAAAACTGTTCCACCATTAGGACTAGACCGATCATTGACTCCACCTCCGTCCTGGACATGATGACCTTGGGTTACTTGGAGGGTGGATATGATTATCGCGGTTATTCTGTCTTTATCTTTGGTTGTGGCACCTACTACCACTATCTCTCTCGGATCAGGCGAAGCACAGACAGCCTATTGCAGCGGCTGCGGATGCAAAGGTGGGCCGGGTTGGCGGATCATCCGCACCGGCAAATGTGCCAGTCATAAGAACATCCGCAAGGAGTGCGGTAACCCACCGTCACCGCGAAGGTGCACTCGGGAGAACTAAATGAAGCGCGCAGGGATCGCCCTTGCCTGCATGACGCTTTGCGGAACGGCGCACGCCTCTGGCGACGTCGACTATGTCGAGGCGTACCACGCTTGCGACGAAGCAGCCGCAGATCAGGGCTTTGCGAAGGCCGGCTTGCCAGCAGAAATTTCAGATCGTGTGATCAGGCAAATTGCCGGTCGCTGGCAAGGACAAGACTTAATCGTGATGGCAGTCGAGACATCCACGGGCGTTGTCTTTTGCATGACTACGCTGAGCTATCGTGTCGTGCACTACAAGTTCGACGGCAGGCCCGTCATTTTACAGGACTGACTATGTTCCCCACCCTCGTCACGGCTGTCGTTCTTTCATGCTCTAGCCTCGTTGCGGTCGACGGAGACACCATCCGCTGCGGCAATGAGCGAATGCGCGACATGGGCCCAGGCAGCCCCAATAAGTCAGGGTACGATGCGCCAGAGATTGGGAACGCGAAGTGCGCGAACGAACGTCTACTTGGTGAGCTGTCAATGACCGTGGAAACGGGACCCCGCCTTTTCGTGTAAAAGGGACCCCGGTTAGAGCTTGTGAAGGGCACGCCGGTTAGCGCCCGATCAGGCGAAGCTGGTCGGGGTTGCACAGCCTGATCGGGCGCGGCTGATTGGCTTTTCGGCTTTAGCTTTGAGAGCGGCTTTTGAAGCGCCAGGATTCGTTTCCGATCTCGACGATTTCGCAGTGGTGCGTGAGCCTGTCCAGCAGTGCGGTCGTCATCTTGGCGTCGCCGAAGACGCTCGGCCATTCTGCGAAAGCGAGATTGGTGGTGATGATGACGCTGGTGCGCTCGTAAAGCTTCGAGACGAGGTGGAAGAGCAG